TGTTGCGTTGAGCCTCTCAGTGACACGTTATTGATACCAGTTAATTGTGTTGCGTTGAGTCTTTTGGGTTAGGGAATTCCCTAATGTTCCTTTTTAAGTCATTGAAAACATTGCAATGTTCCTTTTTTAGGGCCTAATGTTCCCTAATGTTCCGAAATTTAAAGGCAAAAAGGAACATTATGTTTCGTGGTAAATGGTGGTAAATGGTGGTAGGCAGTAGTGTGTAGTAACAGAAAAAAAGCTTATTTATATATATATTATATAATGTTCCTTTTTTAAAAAGGTCTGAAGCAATTATTGAGCGACAAGGTTTTTGCTATACTTTTCTGTCTAATGTTCCGTTTTCACCCAAAAGTTTTTACCCACGTTCAGACCTCCAAAAAAAAGGAACATTGGAACATTACTTTATTTTCAATGACTTACAAGTGTACCTAACGGAACATTACAGAACATTACAGAACATTACACTCTTTACTACTAGTTACTACGTGACCACACCATGTGACACCCCTTGACACGATATGATACTTGTGATATACTGTAAGTACAATCAAAAGACTAACAACATACAGGAGAACAAGTTATGATAGGGAAATCCCTAACATGTTTTGAGTGTGACGCAGAGATAAACCCTAAACGCCATGCACTTGGGTATAATACATGTTTGTCATGTGGTGAGATACTTGCACAAGAAGTTAAGTTCTGTGTCGTACCTATGCACAAGTCAAACTATGTGGTGGTATCTCGTAAGAGTGATTTGATAGGCATTAACAACAAACAGGAGAGGTAATATGAAATATAAAAATAAAGGTAAAGTTATCGTAGACAAAAAGTTAGGGAATTCCCTAACAGAAAAGAAAGCAGAGTTCTTTAACTACTTGAACGAAGTCCTTGATAACAAGTTAGTCAAGCCAAGTATTATAATAGAATACGTCAAACAATATCAGAGAGGGGAATAACATGGAATATGCAGTCGAAAACATATCAGCACCGAACCTAAGTTCTAGTGCTATTCTAATTGACTTCAGTGTCTCGCAGTGGACAGGCAGGAAGTTAGACAAACGTGCAAGTGAGGAGGTCGAGGTATCTAACTCAGCATCTCTTGGCGTTGCCAACGTACACAAACGCATTATGGGTAAGTGTTCAGAGCTAGACGCTATCCACAAGTTTGTAGGTAACTTACGCAACTCACATTACTCCATGACTTTACCTTGGTCAGATCAGGGGTTGCGTATCGTAACAACAATGGGTCTAGAGAAGTACACCAAAGCCATGACCGAGAAACAACAACAGTTTGAGAAGTTAGTGGACAAGTTCATGCGAGTGTACGCTACCCGTATTGGTGAAGCTGAGACTACTCTTGGTAACTTGTTTGAGAGAGATGATTACCCTAGCCTTGAGATGATGCAGAGTAAGTTTGGTTGGAGGTTAAACTTCATACCCATTCAAGAGAGTGGTGACTTTCGTGTCGATATTGGCAACGAGCAAGCAGAAGTATTGAAAGAACAATACACGAAGTACTATGACACACAGTACACAAACGCCATGAAAGACTTGTGGGATAGACTGTATAAACCTCTATCCAGAATGTCAGAACGACTAGACTACCCAGAAGATGCAGACAGAGACACAAAGAAAGTGTTTACCAAGACGCTTGTGTCTAACGTCACAGAAGTACTTGATCTTCTTAAAGCTTTCAATGTCAATGATGATCGTGACATGGAGATGGCTCATAAGAAGTTAAGACACGCACTCAATGGTATAACGCCAGAAGCATTGCGTGAAGATGATCACTTACGATTGGATACAAAACGTTCCGTTGATGAAGTGATTAAAACATTACCGACTATCGGTATATAACCATTAGGGAATTCCCTAACAAACTAAAGGAAACAAAATGACTAATTCAGCTAAAACAATGTATGCAGTTACCCTTGATCAAAGTGTTGATCTTATCAGTGCAATCGGTGACAAACAAACTGTGTTACTTCAAGGTGACATGGGCAACGGCAAGTCAGCAGTTGGTTACATGCTTGAAAAGAAAATGCCAACGCACAAGTATTACTACTTTGACTGCACAACTAAAGACCTTGGTGATATCATGTATCCTAAGTTTAAAGATGCAGATGGTGGTGAGTGTGTCACGATGGTAACTAATGAAGAACTAGGGTTTCACTCAGATAAACCTGTTATCATAAACCTAGATGAGTTCGGTAAAGCACTACCACCAGTAAAGACGGCTTTGCTACGTGGTATCTATGAACGCAAGATGGGTAAGTATTCTTTACCAGAGGGTAGCATTATCTTTGCAACTACCAACAAGGGTAGCGAGGGTGTCGGTGACATACTACCACCACATGCACGTAATCGTATGACAGTGGTGCAAGTAAAGAAAACAGACCACATGACGTGGATAGAGTGGGGTATCAGCAATGACATTGACCATGCAGTTCTTGGTTGGGTCAAAGATAATCCACAGACATTCCACAGTTTTGAGGACATAAAAGACCCAGAAGAAAACCCATACATCTTTCACCCACAAGCCCAGAGAGATGCGTTTGTTACGCCAAGATCACTGGAGTTAGCGTCTAACATTGTGAAGATGCGTGATGTTATGGACACTATCACGTTAACAGGAGCATTGATGGGTACTATAGGTGATCGTGGTGCTATGGACTTGGTATCTCACATCAAACTATCAGATCAACTACCAAGTTTGGAAAGTATCAAGACTGATCCAAAGAATGCTAAAGTGCCAGACAGTGCAAGTGCAGTATGTATGGTGGTCTATCGTACCTTGGGGTCTATTGAGCGTGATTGGTTGGACAAGTGGATGGACTATATGGTCAGACTAGATACAGAGGCACAAGGTCTATTTGCTAATGGTATCAAGTCACCTAAGTATTCCAAGCGTTCAATGGTGATGACGAACAAGAAGTTCACCGATTGGGCTAGAGTAAACAACTATATGTTTTCAGCAGATAAGAAGTAAGGAGGAGTAAATGCTTAGTATTGGACAAAAACTAACTGTCGAACAACGTGTATCTAAATGTGTTGTTGGCATCATGGAAAACCCAAAGTACGTTGCACTCGCAGGAGTTTTGATGGTCGGTGAACGCACAGTTGTCGATGACGTACCAACGGCTTGTACTGATGGCAAGAACGAGCAGTATGGGCGAGAGTTCTGTGAAAAACTAAATGATGCAGAACTTAGGTTTCTTATACTACATGAGAACTATCACAAGTTATACAGGCACTTGATAACGTGGCAACATCTAGCCAAAGATAACGCACAACTAGCGAACATGGCTATGGACTATGTTATCAATCTCAAACTTGTTGCAGATAACCACGATAACTTTGCTACTATGACAGGTGAGTTAGCCAAGGGTTGTTTTGACGTGAAGTACAAGGGTTGGGATACCGCCAAAGTATTTCACGACCTCAAGGAGAACCCACCACCACAAGATGATAGCCTAGATGGTCACGATTGGGATAGTGCCAAAGACATGACCCCCGATGAGAAAGATGCCCTTTCCAGAGAGATCGACGAGGCAATACGCCAAGGTGCTATGATCGCAGGTAAGATGGGCAGTGGTGGTGACCGAGAGCTTAACGAGTTACTGCAACCACAAGTAGATTGGAAGCAAGTGTTACGTGAGTTTATCACTGAGACTTGTGCAGGGCGAGACTACTCTAGTTGGCGTAAACCTAACAGGCGATACATCAGTATGGGTATCTATATGCCTAGTGGTGTATCAGAGAAAGTCGAGGAGTTAGTGCTTGCCATTGACACGTCGGGCAGTATTGATGATCGCGAACTATCGGTGTTCTTATCCGAAGTCAAAGGTATCGCAGAGACAGTCAAGCCTAGTGCAGTACGTATACTCTATTGGGATACAGAAGTATGTCGAGCAGAGAAGTATGAGATGCACGAACTAGACAATCTCATTAACTCAACCAAACCAGAAGGCTTTGGTGGCACTATGGTTGAGTGTGTCCCTCAGTACATGACGGATAATAACGTGTCACCACAAGCATGTATTGTGTTAACGGATGGATACCTAGGTAGTAGTTGGGGTCAATGGACTTGCCCTGTCCTATGGTGTGTCCTTGACAACAAGAGTGCTAAACCAGACGTGGGTAAAGTTGTTCACGTCAATTCAAACTTAATGTAGGGAAATCCCTAACAAACTAAAGGAAACTAAAAATGGCATATAGATATCAAAGCCCAACACTTAATACCTTTGCTGAAGTTGCTAAGTTATACCACACAGTAAAACCCATAGTCAGTAAGAACCACAAAAAAGAAGATGACCTTAGACCGATAGGCAGTCGTGGTAGAAAGCATGAACGCATTATCAAGGTCAACGACCAGAAGTACATCCTCAATGACGGTGAGGTTGATCCAATACCATTTTGGCGTGGTTACAACCACCACAACGCTAGTAGATTACCAACCATGCAGGAAGTCGAGGCACTTGCACCGATAGTGTGGTCTATTGATGACGAGGGTAACGAGTTTATGAAGGTACGTAATGGCTCTGGTGAAATTGCACATGCAACGCGATACACATTCCTTGAAAATACTTTACCTCAGTGTATGAGTTTTATTATTACTAGTGGCAAGCAGTATGTAGAAGTGAGATCAGGTGGTGTACCACAATTGCCTTTGGTACCAAATTCACGTTTGTACCCCACCACTAACTACTTCCTACCAAAGAGTGAATACTTTTGGAAACAGGCAAGTTCCAAAGACGATGGTAGGCAGTTGCACTTTACCAAACCCGCTAACTCTAAGTTTTGGGTAATACAGGGTAACACGTTTACGTTTAGTCCACCAAAGAAGAGGATTGACAAGAAACGTAAGGCTGACCTCAAAGATGCTATCGAAAGTATGTGGGATTACATTAGTGCCATGTGGACACTTATTGATGTTGGTAATGGGGGATATAGTTGGAACAAGCACCAAGAAAACAAAAAAGAGATGGATACACACTACCATGCTTGGCTTGGTCAACCTTCTGAAAATCTCACTCATTGGTGGGATTGGAAAGGTAAGGGTGACTTCATTGCTCATGTGTTTCAAACCGAAGACCACCCATGTCGTGTTACCATACTTGGTATGTTTGTATATGACAGTGACTTGGTAAATATTAAACTTGGAAGGCTTACTAATTTTGACGAGAGAGAACAACTATCTAGAGTGCGTAACCAGTACAACCGTTGGGTAAACAAGGCTTTGGAGTTGGACTACATACACTCTGAAAAATCAATAGTAGAAGTAAAAGGAGAAAGATAATGGAGTATAAAATTGTAGCGTCAAAGATATTAGTCGAATGGAATGACAACCCTAAAATGGAAGTTGTGTTGCATGATATGCCAAGCGATTTGGAGCAAGCATTTGATGTATGGTTAACTGAAATCGAACATGAAAGAAATCAAGGAGAGGGAGAAAGATAATGAGTAAAGTATATGCAAGAGTTAGTAAAATAGCTGATAAAACATGGTTAAAGCACTGCACCGAACAAGATATACTATCAGGGGTAATTACAGAGGTACAGGATTACGCCAAAGAGTTACTAGCCTATTCACCAGGATTAAAGTTTGCACCTAAACGTGATAACGAGTTATGGGTGTACCTTGAAGATAACCCCTACGTCCTGGGGTTTATAGGTTATGGTGACTACCTAGTACACGTTACTGGGGAGCATAAGTATATGGTTGCATCACGCAACATTAAGAACGAGAAGTACGCTAGTTACAACGAACAATATCGTATGTACACAAGTAGCAATTTTAAAACTATACTTGGTAAAGCAAAGAAAGCTATGCGTCCTATACATCATGCTGAGATAGCAAAGATGGAAAGTCGAGACATACAAAGTAAATTTAATGCTGACATTTCAAATAAAGAACACGCAGTAGATGAAGTCTTAGTTACTGTGCGAAGAAGTACGGCCCTACTACAAGAACTACGTCATATGCTAAACAGTGAGTACGAGTTTAAAAGTTTATGGCTTAAAGAACAAACGCAATTATATTTTGATAACTTGAAGCTACGAGATGAGGCTAAAGCAAAAACTCTACACGCATATTTTGTTCGTGCATATGACAAGTATGGGGATGGAGAACTACACTTTAATATTGTTGGCGTTAACAATTTACAAAACTATAATCCAACTGTTGAGCCAGAAGTATTGTACTGCACCGAACAAGATATACCAGAAGATATCTTGGGTAAAGTTAGTGTTCTTAATATAACTGAAGTTAATGAGTACGTGGAAGATGTTGGCTATAACACAGGGGATGGTATGTTCTATGTCGTTAAGCAATCTTAAACTAAACACTGACACGTTATACCGTGTTTCAATATCAAATGGTAACAATAACGCTATTGTAGTATGTGTAGGCATGGAATGTGTTGACAGTGGTGATGTAGGGTGCTACGATTCTGTGGATGATTTGCCAGATTGGATGCAAGGCAAGATAGCTTTGTTAATGATATCTAAAGAAATATCTGGCGTGGGTTGGAGATCAGATGAGGATACATTCTGGTTATCAAAGGAAAAGGGTTAGGGATTTCCCTAACCCAATAAAGGAGATAGACAATGGGTGCAATGAAAGAACTACTAATGCAAATGGAAGATGACGTGGTATCTGTAGATAAAGATAGGTGGATATCTAAATGGGGTTCTCATAATCTTGATGTTTGGGATAGGATAATGAGCGAAGAAACTTTTGAATATGATACCAGTTTTAAGGGGAGCTACGATGGTTCTAACACCAGAAGCTAAAGTAAAAAAGAAAGTCGTGGCACAACTAAAAAGTTTGGGTGCTTATTACTTTTACCCAGTAACAGGTGGCTATGGAATGAGTGGAGTACCAGATATAGTAGCGTGTTATCGTGGTAAGTTTTTTGGAATAGAATGTAAGGCAGGTAAAAACAAACCTACTGCACTGCAGGAGAAAAATTTAAAAGACATAGCTAAAGCAGGTGGAGTTGCAATAGTTATAAACGAAGAGAATATGGATGAGGTTGAGTTGTTACTAGGGTAAGCAGTGAGAGTCCTAGACATAGACATAGAAATATCCACTGCAACAAGAGATAATTTTCACGGTGTTCCTTTTGGTTATTGATCTTGTCGGCTAAAGTACGATACGCTTAGACCCCCTCTGTAAAGGGGGCAACTAAAAAGGGAGAGAAAGATGGATTTAATTGAAAAGATAAAAAATTGGTTAGAGAATGAAGTGTATGATGGTGCAGAGGTTGTCGCTGAGTATAACAATGAAGATCACCCTGAAAAAAGACCAAAATGTACTGATGGCTCAGATGACATCATCTTTGGTAGAGCCGAATGTGCCGAGAGTTTGTTAAAACAAATTAACAAATGGGAAAGCGAAAGATGGTAACGTTTTACAGTCTTATGATAGTAGCTTACTTCACATCACAAGATGCCTGTCAAACATGGACTAACGATGTTTACAGTGACGTGTTTGGGTACGTTTGTTTTGAAGTGAATGATGAATATGGACAGTTCTACAGATTAGATTATAATACTTTGGAAGAATGTAAGGAAGCCTCGCATATTTTTTATGAGAAGGATAATTGTTTTAAAGGGTTCATGTACGGTACAAAACCTCCTATGCCAAGACCTATAGGTTTAGGAGAAAGTTAATGAACTACAAAGGAAAACCTCCAAAATATTCTTCTTATTATAAAGATTTCAAAGAAGTGACATTACCAGAAGCTAAATATAAGGGTAAATTAACCCCTGCGTTAGAAGAAGAATTAAAATTTTTAAGGTCGCAATTAGATCGTCTCACAGAAGATTATGTTGCTGTATCTTCCCCCCAGAACAATACCAAACGTAGAAGGGCTAGAGAAAATTTAGTTATATTTGTTAACAAGTTAAGACGTGAAGGATACTCACTATGAATAAATCTTTATGCCCTAGATGTGGGCAACAAACTACGATGGTAGTTGTGCATGGGCATTACCAATGTCAACTGTGTAAATCAGTTGTTGATGATTGTTGCAGTGGACTTACATCTCAGAAACTTACCATAGCAGAAGAGTTTAAATTAAAGCCCATAGAGAAGGCTAATTATTCGGGGAGAAAATTACATGACTGAGAAGAAATTAAACCGCTGTGACTTGTTATCAGAGGCATCAGCACTGACCGCAGGTGATAGACGTGATGACTATGGTAGCCCTGTGGATAACCACAAACATATTGCACGTATCTTCAACGCCATAACAGGTAACAAGTTAACCGCAAGAGATATAGCTTTGGTGCATCAAGCTACCAAGTTAGCACGAAGAATGACTAGCCCTACTAAGAAAGATCACTACATAGATAACATGGCATACGTAGGCATTGAGTACGAGTGTGTTATGGAGGGAGAATAATGGCGTTTAATAAATATTTTTGGGGGGAAGCGTGTGATTCTTTTTTACACAAGTATAAAAGTTCCAAACACTGTTATGAGGAAGGTGAAAAACAAAAGAAATTTAATTTAAAACTTATTTGTTGTGTGGATACAGGTTGGGGTAATATTAACTCTACAACAGGTCATCGCTTTGAAGGATATGATGGTTTCTTTTTTGAAGATGACGATAAAAATTTCTATCAAACTAATAGCACAGGGTTTTACGATTATTCATATCAACATGATATTACTGAAGGTATGACCTTTTCCTTTATAGCTAATGTTACCAAAAATTTAGAATTAGGTTACCTCAAAGAATGTAAATGCACTCGCGTAATGCGTATTAAAAGTGAAGATGTAAAGATACTTTCTTACCCAGAAAAAACTAGGGAGGAGAAAGAAAAAGATCTCAAAGAATCTAAACGGATAGAACGTGGTGCTAATGGAGAAAAAGTTAAGGATCATTTTAATGATGAGTGTCAAGTGTGTAAGGCTCAAGGTGTAATTGAAAACAGTTCATTTATAAAAGAGAATGGTCGCAGATATTCGGAAGCTCATCACGTTATCCCTCTCTCTGAGAACGGTACGGATTTTACAGATAATATAATGTGTCTCTGTGCCACTCATCACAGGCAAATGCACTATGGAGATGTGAAAGTTAATTTTGACCACTACAATTTTCATGTGACTCTTGATGAAAAAACACTACCAAGAATACCAAGATGGGGGGGAGAGTAATGGATTTAATAACGTTAGACTTTGAAACATACTACGACAAAGATTATTCATTGAAGAAGGTGACAACCGAAGAGTATATTCGCAGTCCTCATTTTGAAGTGGTAGGTGTAGGGGTTAAGTTAAACAACGATTCTACAGAGTGGGCGAGTGGTACACATAAACAACTTAGAGAGTATCTATGTAGTCTTCCTTGGTCGTCTAGCATACTAAATGCACATAACACCATGTTTGATGGGGCAATTCTTAATTGGATTTTTGGTATTAAACCCAAACTATACACTGACACGTTATGTATATCTAGGGCCGTGAACGGTGTAGAGGTTAGTAGTAGCCTTGATGCTTTATCTGAGAGATACAATATTGGTACAAAAGGTAAAGAGATACTAAACACTTTAGGTAAAAGACGAGAGGACTTTACCGAAGAGGAGTTATCTAAGTTTGGTGACTATTGCATCAATGACGTAGAGTTAACGCACAAATTGTTTTCTAAGATGGCGAGGGGGTTTCCTAAGAAAGAACTTAGGTTAATAGACCTTACTCTACGTATGTTTATAGAACCTATGCTAGATTTAGATGGCATTTGGTTAGAGGGCCACCTCACAGAAACACGCAACCGTAAAGAAAAACTACTAACAGATGCAGGGTGTTCTAAAGAAGATTTAATGAGTAACCTCAAGTTTGCGGAACTGTTGGAAACTTTGGGCGTAGCTCCTCCTAAAAAAATAAGTGCTACCACTGGTAAAGAAACTTTAGCATTGGCTAAGTCTGACGAGGGATTTAAGAAGTTATGTGAGCATCCTAACGAACAAGTACGAGTGTTAGTCAATGCTAGACTAGGTAACAAAAGTACCTTGGAAGAAACAAGAACGCAAAGATTTATTAATATATCTAAACGTGGGTTACTGCCCGTACCTATACGATATTACTCTGCACACACAGGGCGTTGGGGCGGTGATGACAAGATTAACCTACAGAATCTACCTAGCCGTGGGGTCAACGGTAACAAGTTAAAGTGTAGCATTGTACCTCCACGCGGGTATTCTTTGATTGACGCAGATTCAGCACAAATAGAAGCGAGAGTGTTAGCTTGGCTTGCAGGTCAAGATGATTTAACTCAAGCGTTCAGAAATGGCGAAGATGTTTATAAGAAAATGGCTTCACGAATTTATGGAGTTAAAGAAGAAGATGTTACTAAAGACCAAAGGTTCGTGGGAAAGACTACAATCTTAGGTGCAGGGTATGGCATGGGTGCTGTGAAATTTCAAAATCAATTACAAACATTTGGGTTTGATATGGAATTAGAAGAAGCAAGACGTGTTATCACGATATACCGTGAAGCTAACTCTAACATTAGTAAACTATGGCGTGAGGCTCAACACTATTTAGTTAGTTGTTCAAACAATGATGATGTTCCCTTTGGGTTGCCTTGCGTCTTACCCGTAAAAAATAAAGCAATCATTCTACCGTCTGGATTGCAATTACGCTACGAGGATTTAAAATACGAACAGGGCGAAAAAGGTCTTGAGTTTGATTATAAAGTTAGGCGTGGTCGTAACAGGATATACGGTGGAAAAATTATAGAGAACGTATGCCAAGCTATAGCACGTTGCATAATTGGTGAGCAGATGTTGCAAATAGCTAAGAAACATAGGGTCGTTTTGACAGTTCACGATTCTGTGGTATGTTGTGTAAAAGATGAGGACGTAGTGGAAGCTCAAGAATATATCGAAGAGTGTATGCGTTGGACACCCGATTGGGCAAAAGGCTTACCAGTAAATTGTGAAAGTGGAAAAGGCAAATCATATGGGGAGTGTGAATGATATCAAAAGCAGTAAAAAAACTTTGGAAAGGCAAGTATGTTTCTGTACGTGATTATGAGGTGCTAGACGCTATTAATAGTGGAGGTATGTGCATAACACATAATGGGGATAGCATGAAACTTACCCCCGATCAGCTAAAAGATTTAGAATCCCAAGAAAACGTTTTTAAATCTCAATTTAACAATCGTAAATACAGACTTGTAGATATAGTTTGGAAACCACAATATGGGGAGTGTGAATGATGAAAAAGAAACTTTATAACGTGTCGCGTATGTACACGGTTGTTCGAGTAGCCGAGGTGTTGGCTTCAAACGAAGACGAGGCAGAACAGATTGCTAAAGAGGACGGTGATTTGTTCTGGAAAGAGTACGACGGTGATTACATCGAAAGTGTAGATTTTAATGTAGGAGAGTGTGACTAATGGGAATGAGTATAGCCCCTTGGTCATTTAGTAGAATTAAATCCTTTGAGCAATGCCCGAAGCAGTTCTACCATATGAAAGTAGCTAAAGATTACCATGAAAGTGAGACTGAAGCCATGCGATATGGGACGGAAGCTCACCTTGTTGCTGAAGAATATATACGAGATGGGAAACCAGTTCCTTCAAAATTTTCTTACATGAACGAAGTTTTGGAAGCACTTAATCGTAGACGTGGTAACAAGTTAACAGAGATAAAGATGGGGTTGGACGTTAACTTAGAGCCATGTGAGTTTAAAGCTAAAAATGTTTGGTGGCGAGGTATAGCAGACTTAGTTATCTTAGATGGTGAGAAGGCTTGGGTTGTGGATTACAAGACTAGCAAATCAGCTAATTATGCAGATAAAGGACAATTAGAGCTTATGGCTATGGCTACATTTAAACATTTCCCAAATGTAACAAAAGTGTATGCAGGATTATTTTTTGTGATAGCTAAGAAAGTAGTGAAAGAAGTATACAAAAAAGAAGATAGTGATTCACTGTGGGCTAAATGGTTTTTTAAATATGATCGCATGAAAACCGCGTACAAAGAAAACATATGGAA